TTATAGCTGCATGCAGGGACATGATAACATCAGAGCCATTGGCCTATTGCGTGGCGTCCGTTTGGGATCATATGGTGATCCTATGGCTGTCCCTAGCTACGTTTGGGAATCCCTTTGTAGTGGCGCAGAATACGTTACGGCATATACCCACCAGACAAACACAATGCCCGAATTGGTTATGACAAGCGCAGATAGCCACGCACAAGCGGAGTCTGCATGGTCCAATGGTCAACGGACATTCCGAGTCATTGCATCGCTTGACGCTATAGACAAGGCGAATGAGGTCCTATGTCCCGCAAGCGAAGAAGCTGGCGCAAGAGTCCAGTGTGCGCAATGCAAGTTATGCGGCGGTAACTCTAAGCAAGCCAAATCGGTCGCTATCGTGGCGCATGGTGCAAGCAAACGTAAAGCTAAGGCCGTTGTTTCCTAGCTAAATTTCAATCGGTTGACTCCCGTGTGACTGGCGACTCTTCGGAGTCGTCTTTTTTCGTTTGTGTTCCGTGGTTTGCCTTGTGTTATTGTGTGGCCTATCTGGTGTGTGACATTATTGCAACAGACTGAAGAATCCTGCGCCGAATCGGTCCGAGCGCAAGAAAAACTTTTGTCAACCCCTAAAATTCTCTTGACATACCCTTGGGACCCTCCAGATTTCCACGGGTGATTCGGGGCGGCAAGCGTAACCACCTACATCTGCAAACTAAAAAATTTACTTTTGCCCTAACACCAGTGTGACAAAAATGCAACACATGCGTTCTCTCAGATATACAAGAATAAAAAATACTAAAGGTGTTGCATAAAAGACACACTAGATAAACGCAAGCAATAACCCCACGACAAAAAAGATTCGTTTGTAAACAACAGCTTAACAAAAACACGACAAAAAAATGTTTACAGTGTGTTAAAAAAGTTACTATATATAAGTGTAGAGGTACTATACTATAGTATATACGTAAGTTAAAACTACCCACATATTACAAAATAGATTACAACTAAAGTTATACTATAGTACTTCTACAACAGCTTTCTCTTATTAATTTATTAGGTGTCGTGTTCTTATGGACAAACTTAAGTATAGCGAAACTATCGCAAAAGCTGTCCGACAAGGCATTCGTAATGGTGTCGCTGTTAAGGACATTTTAGCTTCCATCCAGAAGTACCAACAAGCCCCAAGTTCATCTGCAACATTTTATAAGTTGTATGGTGATGACATAGCTCAAGAACGTGCAGATATTGTAGGTCAAATTGGTTCTGTCGTTATCCAACAGGCACTTGAGGGTGACTTTAAATCACAGGAGTTATACCTGCGTAGTAAAGGTGGATGGTCCCCAACACAAACAAACATTGAGGTAGAAGGCTCTGGTGATGCTGATGAGGACACAGGAGCTATCGACTCCTTGATGACACTCTTAGGCAAAACATCAAATGGCTCTCCCGATAACAGCTAATGACCTTCGTAAGTTACCCGACGACGAAGTAGCAGAAATACTAAAGCAACTAGGCCCAGCACAATCTGAGGAACTTCGGTATACTTGGGAGTTTTGGGCTAGACCAGAACAACTAGAACCGACAGGAGACTGGAATGCTTGGTTGGCTTTGGCTGGTCGTGGATGGGGCAAAACAAGGGCAGGTGCCGAATGGGTTCGACATCGGATCAAAAAGGGTGACAAGATCGTACATTGTGTCGCTCCTACTAAAGGTGATGTTCGTCGTGTTATGGTTGAGGGTGACAGTGGACTACTTAATGTTTGTTGGAAGGGTGATAAGACCTACAGAGGAAAACACATCGGCTTTCCTGTATGGTCCCCTACTAACAATACTCTGACATGGGAAAACGGAAGCAAAGCTGTGTTCTTCTCAGCAGAGGACCCTGAGCGTCTACGTGGTCCACAGGCTTACTCAGCTTGGACAGACGAATTATGTGCTTGGCGAAATGCGCAAGAAACTTGGGATATGATGATGTTTGGCCTACGTTTGGGTCGTAAACCTCAAGTTTTTATTACAACTACGCCAAAAACTACAAAATTACTAAGAAATATTATAGATGACCCCAAAACGCATATATCTAAGGGTTCTACGTTTGATAACGCAGCTAACCTAGCAGATACGTTTCTTGATGCGGTCAAAAAGACCTACGAAGGTACTCGTCTTGGTAGGCAAGAACTCTACGCAGAAATTCTAGACGAAGCCTCTGGTGCTTTATGGAATAGAACCCTTTTACATAAGTGTGAGATAGATCGTGATGAGGTTCCACCCTTGTCACGTATTGTCGTGTCTGTAGACCCTGCTGTTACTAATAAAACTGATAGTGACATGACAGGAATGATTGTCGCAGGTCTTGATGAAAACGGAATAGCTTATGTACTAGAGGATCACACAGACCACTACAGTCCAAAGGAATGGGCAGCTAAGGCAATCCAACTGTACCACGATCACATGGCTGATAGGATTGTCGCTGAACGTAACCAAGGTGGTGACATGGTTCGTCACACTCTGCATACTGAAGATGAAAACGTCCCTATTAAGCTAGTACATGCTAGTCGTGGTAAGATGGCACGGGCAGAACCTGTGTCTGCACTATACGAACAAGGCAAAGTAAAACATGTGCGGGGACTTAACGACTTAGAAGATCAGATGGTACAGTGGGAACCTTTAGGGTCCATAGGCTCACCAGACCGTCTTGATGCTATGGTATGGGCTTTAACGGACCTCTCACTGAATGGATACGCAAAACCACAATTAAAACTAGCGTATGCCAATGCCAAAGGTTTAATTTAAGATGGTAAAGAAACTCTCAGCAACAGAGGCGACCCAAGTATTAGGTGTCGCTGGGGATAATACACATAACGGTCAAATCCGTGCAGACGAGTTTCTACCTGAACTACGTGGCAAGAGAGCTATCCGTAAGTACCGTGAGATGCGTGATAACGATAGCACCATTGGTGCAGTTATGTATGCAACTGAGCAAGTACTACGTGATGTAGACGTTAAGGTTATGCCAGCCAATGATACACCTGCTGCAAAGCGTGAAGCTGAGTTTGTAGAGAGTATCTTTAAGGACATGGATCATACCTTAGATGACCACATCTCTGAGGCTTTGTCGTCCCTTACATTTGGCTTTGCTTGGTTTGAGGTCGTCTACAAAAGACGTAATGGCCCTTCTGATCGTTCTGACAAGGGCAACTCTAAGTATTCCGATGGTCGTATGGGTGTTCGTAAGATCGCCTCTCGTGCGCCTTGGACTATCTCTAAGTTTGAAGTAGATCAAAAGACTGGTGATGTCTTAGGGGTTCACCAAGAGGGTGTAGGTTTCAACAACACGAACTACATTCCTTGTCGTAAGAGCCTCTATTATCGCACTACGGCTATCAACAATGACCCATCTGGAAGGTCAATCCTACGTAATGCGTATACGTCCTATGAGTACCTTAACAATTTACAGAGCATTGAAGCTATTGCTGTGGAGCGTGAGTTGGCTGGTATTCCTGTGGCTCGTATCCCTGCTGAGTATCTTAGTCCTGATGCTACTTCTTCTCAGTCTGGATTCCTCTCCAACCTTCAACAAATCCTTAGAGATGTTAAGTTCAATGAGCAAGGCTACATCGTCTTGCCCTCAGATACCTACCCCGATAGTAACGGAAGTCCTACCAACACTCGACTAGTAGACGTAGAGTTGATGGCTTCTAATGGTAAACGTAACATTGACATAGACCCGATTGTAAAACGGTACCAGCACGACATTGCTCGTTCTGTACTTTCAGAGTTTCTTATGCTTGGTGGTGGCAACACTGGTTCATACGCCCTGTCCAAGTCTAAGACAGACCTATTCCTCCGTGCGCTTGAGAGTTACATCCAAGCCATAGTTGATGTTCTCAACAAACAGTTGGTAGAACGCCTATGGGAGTTGAATGGTCTGAACTATGATCTCATGCCAACGATTGTTGCAGGGGATGTCGCACCACATGACCTGCGTGAAATTGCAGCGTTCTTACGAAATCTAAATGGTGCAAACATTGATGTTTCATCACACCCAGAAGTCATCCAAGACTTGATGGACATTGCTGAACTTAGGTATGACCCTGATCTTGATGAAGAGGGTGAAACTGAACAAAATGAAAATCAATAATACAATTTAAGGTAGAAAAATGGCAACCTTCAATAAAGTAAATGACTTCGTAGTCAACGCAGTGCATAACATGGACCTAGAGTCTGATCAAATCGTTGTAGCACTATCAAACACTGCACCAGCATCAGAGACATCTAACCCTACGGCAGATGGCAATGGTATCCTAGGTAACGTAACAGAAGTGTCTTACACTAACTTGTCGTCACGTAATGTTACTACAACATCGTCTACACAGACATCTGGTACATACAAGCTAGTTCTTACGGACATCACGTTGACATCTTCAGGTGGTGCAACTGGTCCTTTCCGTTACGTGTATCTGTACAATGACACAGTAACAACACCTGCTGACCCTCTGGTTGGCTACTATGACTATGGTTCATCACTAACTCTTAATGATGGCGACAGTCTAACAGTAGACTTCTCAGCAGCTAACGGTGTTCTTCAAATCGCATAATTGAGGTGACTTATGGTCGTTTTAGCAAATAGGGTTAAAGTCGCTACGGCGACCACAGGCACAGGGACAATTACGCTTGGTGCAGCAGAGGACGGTTATCAGTCTTTCGCTGACGGTGGGGTATCTGACGGTGATACAGTTCGTTATCTGATTGAAGATGGCGACAACTGGGAAATCGGAACTGGTACCTATACTTCCTCTGGAACTACGCTTACACGTACAGTTACTGAAAGCAACAACTCTGATAACGCAATCAACTTGTCGGGTTCTGCATATGTAATAGTAACGGTTGCAGCAGAAGATTTAGAAGCGTTCTTCACTACAACAGACTTTACTGCTACTGCATCTCAAACAACCTTTACAGTTAATTACACTGTAGGGGCTGTCGAAGTGTTTATGAATGGTGTTAAACTAAAAGACACTACTGATTACACAGCAACAAGCGGTACAGAAATAGTACTCACCTCTGGCGCAGATGCTGGCGACCTGATCGAAGTTGTAGCATATACAACAGTAAATGTAGCTGACGCATACACAAAATCTCAATCTGATGACCGTTACGCATCAACGGGTAAAGCCATTGCAATGGCTATTGTCTTTGGCTAAAGGAGAAATTAAATGGCTGCACCTAATATTGTAAACGTCGCAACGATCACTGGTAAAACAGCGGTTCAGGCGGTTGGCACAAGCGCAACGGCGATTGTAACTAATTCTGCGTCAAGCGGTAAGGTCTTTAAGATTAACGCGCTTTATGTGTCAAATGTTGACGGGGCAAATGATGCCACAGTTAACGTGGATGTATTTCGTTCTTCAACGGCTTACCACATAGCAAAGACTATTACGGTTCCAGCCGACAGTACTTTGGATGTTGTCTCAAAGGCGATTTACCTTGAAGAAGGTGATAGCCTACGTTTAACAGCAAATGCTACATCTGACTTAGAGGCGGTTTGTTCATATGAGGAAATCAGCTAATGAGTAGGGCTAATGGAAGTATCATAGGCCCAAAAAATGTCACAACATCGGGTGCAGCTTCTGGGGTGTTTTCTTTATCTGAGCAACAAATCGGTGTGGGGGCAGATGAGTTCCCCGCTGGTTCGGCAACCAGCTTCGACTTTCTAGTTGTTGCTGGTGGTGGAGGCGGTGCTGCTGGTGAGGCTGTGGCAGCGCGTCGTCGTGGTGGCGGTGGTGGTGCTGGAGGTTTACGCACTAGCTTTGGGTCAACATCAGGTGGTGGTGGGTCTGCTGAGGCTACCGTAGATGTTACCGCTGGCGTTACTTACACAGTCACAGTAGGTGCGGGTGGTTCTGGAGGTGTTGGTGATGCTGCGGCTAATGACCGTCAAGGAGAAGATGGCACCGACAGTAGTATTTCAGGTACAGGTCTAACAACTATTACAGCCACAGGCGGTGGCGGCGGTGGTCGTGGCACTGGTCTTGCAGCCAACGCAGCAGGTAACAGCGGTGGTTCAGGTGGTGGTGGTGGAACCACCTCTGACACTGGAGATAGTGACGGTGGTGCAGGAACATCTAACCAAGGTTACTCAGGTGGTGACGGTGGTAATACTGGTGACAACAATTCAGGCGGCGGCGGTGGTGCTGGTGAAGTTGGGGCAAGTAACACCTCAGATAGTACAGGCGGCGATGGAATAGCGGTTTCCATAACAGGTTCATCTGTTTACTACGCTGGTGGTGGCGGTGGTGGTCGTAGCACTGCGGGGGCAGATGGTGGCTTAGGTGGCGGCGGTGAAGGCGGCAATGCTAACGGTACGGATGGCGTTTCTGGCACAGCTAACACAGGTGGCGGCGGTGGTTGCGCTGGGTACGAACAAGGTGGTGCTGGAGTAGGTGGTTCAGGTGGTTCTGGTGTTGTCATCATTCGTGCAATAAATGGTACAGCTTCAGCCACAACTGGTTCACCAACAGTTGCGACAGTTGGGGACGACACGGTTTACACATTCACAGGTTCTGGGAGTATTACGTTCTAATGGCACACTTTGCAGAATTAGACAGTGATAACATCGTCCTTCGTGTGGTCGCTGTGAAAAATGAAATACTATTGAACGACAACCATGTAGAAACGGAAGCACTAGGTGTGCAGTTCTGTCAAAGTCTTTTTGGCGGCACATGGGTTCAAACAAGCTACAGCGGTTCAATTCGTAAAAACTTTGCGGCTATTGGAGACACTTACGATAGCAGTCGTGATGCGTTTGTTTCACCTCAACCTTATGCAAGCTGGACACTGAACGAAACTACATGCCAGTGGGAAGCACCAACAGCAAAACCTGATGATGGTAATGATTACACTTGGGATGAAGCAACGACATCTTGGGTGCAAGTGCAAGGAGTTGATCCATGAGTAACGCAAGAGACTTAGCAGACCACGCAAGCGGTTTTGACGATACAGCGTTGACAATGCCTTCTGGTACAACTGCTGAACGCCCATCAACGGCTGTAAACGGTATGCTGCGCTATAGCACTACAGACAACCAGTTTGAGGGATATGTAAATAGTGCATGGGGTGCGATTGGTGGCGGTGGGTTTAGCGCTACAAACGTCACTCCATCTGGCAGCACTTATACGTTAGACCTTTCTTCTGGGGATATATTTAACTTAGGTGATATAACATCAAGCAGTACGATTGCTTTAAGCAATGAGGAAAGTGGTGCTGATATTTTCACTGCAACATTTAGCTATGTAGAAGGAACCATCACATATCCTTCCAACGTAAGATTTGCTAGTACATCTGCCCCAGTTCTTGCGGCGGGTAATATTTATGCAATTACATTTTTCCGTGGAGATAGCGGTGATTACTTTGCTACGTTCCCTGCGGCTCAATATGATGATGAAGTTCCTACATATGTAGGTTCTGTTTCAGACGGTGCTGCTAATGGTAATGCTGTCACACTAGACTTGACTGGATTGTCACTACAAGAAAATGACCTTGTTTTGGCATTTATTGCAGTTGGTTCTGATGACGATTCAAACAAAGCTGAAGTAGGAACAAGCACTGGATGGACTGAAATTGTTGACATATTTACAGACGATACAGAAGATGTCTCACTTGCTGTTTATTATAAACTTATGGGATCAACCCCAGACACAAGTTTTGACACTGCTTCAGCGGCGGGTACAGATTCTATTGCTGCAACGGCAAGGGCTTATAGGGGTGTAAATACAACAACGCCTTTAGATGTTACTTCAACTACATCCACAACTACAGATACTGCGCTACCAAATCCACCTTCAATAACAACAGTGACAGATAAATGTAGAGTGGTTATTGCTGGTGCTGCGGGTACGAGATCAAGTTCATCTAACTTAGCGCATCCGAATGCAGATAATGCTGTTTCTTTGCATCGTGATGACTCAACAGATGTTGAGCTGTTTGTTGGCGATTTTGTAAAAGCTGCTGGAACATTTGATCCTGATGCTATGACCTTCTTGAGTGATACAGAATCTGATAGCAATGAGTATGCATCAGCCGCAGCAACTATCGCTGTGAGGCCAGCCTAATGAGCCAATTATCACTAATAACATCTAGTAATTCTTATTACGGTGAAGTCCTGTTTCGGAATACAAATACATATACTGGAAACAGCCCAAGTGTTACTCTAGCTCTTTCACGAACCCCCAGATTGGATTTTGAACTATCAACTTCTTACACTTGGAAGGTTCCAGAAGGTGTATCTTCCATTAGCGTTGTGTGTATTGGCGCTGGCGGTTCAGGGGATGGGGATAATGGCGCATCTGCTGGCGCAGGGGGCGGTGGTGGAGCTTTGTCTTACGTCAATAGTATCCCTGTAGTCCCCCAAGAGGAATTGACTGTTTATGTTGGCAAAAAGTCAGATGCAACATCAGGATTTGCGGGTAAACAAGGTGGTGCGGCTGGTTTAATGCGTGGAACAAAAAACCTTGTTTTTGCTGCTGGCGGTGGCGGTGGTTCTGGGACAGCTAGTGACTATGGCATGGGTGATAACTACATCATAGGGACTGAGTTTTACGGTGGTAACGGTGGCACCGGAGGCAGCAACACAGGTGGTGCAGGTGGCGGTGCAGGTCAATTTGCAT